GGGCGCCGGCTTGACGGTAACTAAGACGTGGCGGGGCGTTCTGGATGAAAAGGAACGTGACGCGCATGTTGCGCTGGAAGGTGTGACCCTGCCGCTGGACGGACTGTTTGAGATCGACGGGTTCAAGGCTCCCGCGCCGGGGCTTTGGAATGTGGCCGAGCTGGACTGCAACTGTCGCTGTGAGCTTGAGATCCACGCGTTATAACGCGTTTCCGCGTTAGCTAACGCGGATTCGCGTTAACTGAATGACTTAGTGCCTAAGTGCCTTTCTTTATCGCCCATGTATGTGGACGATTTGGGAGGCATTTTTGCATATTTCGGGCGCCCGGTCCCGCAATACCGGAGAAAAACGCGGTCCCAACCGCTGAAAAAATGGAGGAAACAACATGACTCTTCAGGAACTGCTTGGCACGGACTACCGCGAAGGTATGACCGTGGAAGAAATCACCACCGCACTGGCTACCCGTACCCTTGTGGACGAAAGTCAGGTGGAAACGCTGGTGAACAACCGTACTGCCGCACAGAAGCGGCTGCTGGATGCGGCCAACAAAAAGCTGGCCGATGCTCAGAAGCAGAATAACGACGTCAACACCCAGAATGCCGACTTGCTGGCCCGCATCTCCACTCTGGAGGAGGGCGCAAAGGCTGACAAGCGTGACAAGGAGATTGCCCAGAACAAGGCTTCTCTGATTGCGCAGGGCTATGACGAGGCTCTGGCGACTGAGACCGCGACTGCTATGGCCGACAACGACATGGCAAAGATTTTGCTGAACCAGGGCAAGTACCTGAAGGCTCGTGAAGAGGCTATGCGTGAGGAAATGCTGAAAGGCACCAAGCCTCCCGCAGCCGGTGGCGCTGCTGCCGGCGGTTCTTCCCGTGATTTTGAGAAGGAAATCCAGGAAGCACAGGCCGCCCATGACTTCGCTCGCGCCCGCGCGCTGATGCGCGAAAAGGCTGCTGCGGAGCAGAAAAAGTAAGATTATCCACCATAACTGAGTAAAAAAAAGGAGATGTGACTACATGCCTATTACCGATTCTTTTAACCCCAATCTGTTTGCGGGTCAGATCTTCGCTGCCGGTCGTTCCGACACTCCCCTGCTGTCCATCATCGGCGGCCGTCGTCGCATGACCAATTCCAAGCGTTTCATCATCGGTCAGCATTACAACATCGGTGCTCCCTCCATCCCCTCTATCTCTGAGGAAGCATCCAAGAAGGCTCCCGAGGCTAAGGTTCACGGCCGCGAGCAGGAGTTCAACGTGACCATGATCTTCCAGAAGGCCGTTGGCGAGACCTATGTCTCTATGGCTGACCAGGGCTCTCTGAGCGGCGTTAATCTGGCCGGTCAGCACGGTACTCCCGTGAGCGAGCTGGACTGGGAGACTGCCCGCGTTGCCGAGGAGCTGGCTAACGATCTGGAGTACACCCTGCTGCACGCCAAGTACCACGAGGGTACCAGCGTGACCGACCCCTATCAGACCCGCGGTCTGATTGAGGCCATCCGCGAGACCACTCTGGATGCCGGCGGCGATCCCCTGAACCGTTGGCACATTGCCAAGGTCCTGAAGATGATTAAGGACGCCGGTGGTAACCCCCACAACACCTTCCTGTACGCAGGCGACACTGCCCGTTGGCAGCTGACTTCTGCTGCTGAGAAGAACGGTCTGACCATTGTGGAGAGCGGCCGTAACATCAACGGTATCAACATCACTCAGATCGTGACTCCTGAGGGCACCATCAACATCGTTCCCGGTCGCCACATGGAGACCGAGGAAAGCGGTACCGCTCTGATTCTGAACCCCGCCATGCTGCAGGTCGTTGAGCAGCACGTTCCCGGCAAGGGCTGCTGGTTCTACGAGGCTCTGGCTAAGACCGGTGCCAGCGAGAGCGGCCAGATCTTCGGTATGGCCGGCCTGGACTACGGTTCTCACCTGTTCCACGGCAAGATTACCGGTATCAGCCCCGAGTTTGACGACGGTACTGCTACCGCTGCCGCTGCTGCTGCAGACGGCGAATAAGGAGGTAACTGAGGATGAACCAGCTCGAAAAACTCAAGGTATGGCTGCCTGACGTCAAAAATGACGCACTGCTGCAGCTGGCTCTGGAGCGTGCAGAGCAGGAAATCCTCGCCCTTCGCTTCCCCTTTGACGGCACCTCTGACAAAGTTCTGGAGCCCCAGTACATGGGGCTCCAGCTTGAAATGGCAATCGAGTTGATCGCCAAGATGGGTGCTGAGGGTGAAACAGCCCACAGCGAAAACGGCGTTGCCCGGTCCTATGAGAACGCCGGCATTTCGGACAGTTTGAAGCGCCGGGTAATCCCCATGGCAAAGGCGGTGACGATGGATGCGGAATCTGAAACGTAACCAGGTGCCGTTTTGGTACAGCTTGTACACCGGAAAAGAGCCTGTTCTGAAAGACGGTTTCAAAACCGGCCAGTTCAAAGCGGGTTATTCCGAACCGGTGCAGGCGGAGGCTTCCATTTCGTCCGCAAGGGGCGGCTCCGAGGTGGAGCTGTTCGGAACGTCCGTCACCTATGACCGGGTGATTAGCTCGGTTGAGCCGCTGCCGATCGACGAGTACAGCCGCATTTGGGTCGATACCGTCCCGAATGAAAAGGCTGATAACCCCGATTACAAGGTGAAGCGAGTCGCCAAGGGCCTATCGCAGCATCTGTGGGCTATCGAAAAGGTGGTCCGAAATGGCGGTTAAGCGTATCAAGTTCGGTCTGAGCACAGCTTCGGTGCAGCGGGCAATCCGCGAGCTGAAGGATTATCAGAAGTGGACACAGGAAAAATGCGACGAGCTGGCTCTGGAGCTGGCAAAGCGCGGCACCTTCCTGATCCGCATGAAAATCGCCGAGCTGCGGGCGGTGGACACCAGCGCCATGATCTCTGCTGTTTCTTATCCCGAGTACATCGCTCCGGGCAAGTACCGGATCTCGCTGCGAGTGGATAACGGCAAAGGTCAAAACTATGCTCTGTTTGTCGAGTACGGTACCGGCATGGACGGTTGGAAAGACCCTCACCCGGAAGCCGGCGACGTTGGCTGGGATTATGTAGTTGGAGAACACATTTTCCAGACCAAGGACGGCAGGGTTGGCTGGATCTACCCCACGAAGGACGGCTCCTATCGGTTCACCGAGGGCCAGGAGGCACGCCCGTTCTGGCACGATGCGGCGCAGGAGCTGCCGCAGTACATCAAAGAAGCTGCAAAGAAGGTGTTTGGCAATGGCTGATTTTGAATATCAGATTTTCGACGGGCTGAGCACGTTTATCGGCGAGGCTGCCGAGTGCGGGTCGGTGGATTCCGACACGCCCCCCTCCCTGCCGTTTGTAGCCTTTGAACAGCTGTCCAATCCCGTTGAAAAACGGCTTACCGACAGCGGCGCTCCCCGATATTACGCCCCGCAGTTTCGCGTGACGGCGTACACCAACGACAACGACAAAGTGGCTGCCAAGGAATTGCTGGAGCTGGCGGACACTTATCTGCTGAGCCTGGGGCTTTTGCGGTCCTTCGGCCCGCAGCGCGTTACCAGCACTGACCGAAACGTGCTGAAAATGATTTCCCTGTATGAGGGCAATCTGATCGGTACCGACGGCAAGGTTTATCAAAAATAGGAGGAATAGCACATGCCTGAAGCTATTGCACTGCTGACGAACCAGACCTTCCTTATGAAGAAGGATTCTTCCAGTAAGTGGGCCAAGTTCATCGACATTACCAAGTATCCTCAGATCGGCGGTACTCCCGAAAAGATCGAGGTTACCCGCCTGTCGGACACCAAGAAGCGTTACATTCTGGGTCTGCAGGATTCCGAGGATCTGGAGTTCGAGGCAAACTACCTGCTGGCTGACTATCAGAAGCTGACCGATGAAGGTGTTACCGATACCCTCAACACCTACCGCCTGTGCTTCGGCGACGAGCTGGGTACCGACGGCTGCTTTGAGTGGTCCGGTAAGGTTGCTGCCCGCATTGACGGCGGCGAGTCCGGTGGCGCCCGTAAGCTGATCTTCACCATCTCCGATGAGGGTGAGAAGGAGATCTGCGAGGTCGAGGCTCTGACTTCTGCCGAACTGGCAACGGCCTGATAACGAAAAGGGGCAGAGGGTAACCCTCTGCCCCATTCTCAAATAAAGGAGAAACTACATGAGCACTCTGAAAATCAATCAGAAGAAATATGACGTGCCCGAGCTGACTTTCAAGCACCTGCCCATGATGGAAAAAAGCGGTCTGTCCATG